GTTTTTCTTTATTTGTTTTTATTTTTATTTTGCTTATTTTTACTTTATTATTAATTCATTATTAGTTATTATGTTTTTAATATGTGTATTTTATACACGACTAAAATCCTCCTAGAGACCGTTGACTCGAGGGTCCTTATTCTCAAATATTGAGAGTAAATTGTATATACTAACACCTAATTAATGATTGATATAAGCTTCATCAATATAGTAATCTTGTAAGACGTCTTCTTAGTATAAGTACTTGTTTTATTGCTAGAGAAGGTTATATTAGTTTTTAGTCAGTTTTAGGTTATTTCTAAGTTGCAACACTCGAGCCAAACATATTTACTCCAAAATTCGAGAAGATCTCTCACTCCGTATGCCGAGGTAGATAGCCATAGCATGCAAGGATGGATCGTTGATTATAGATTAATTATTCTTGTTATAAGTCATCTTGTGAGTCAGAACTTTAGAGTAATCCCTAGACATACGACCTTCAAACACCCATTTAGAGCAGAAATCAAACTAGTCATAACTTTAGACTAATACTTCCTTGACACATTGACCAAGCAGACTAAAACCTGAATCTTTTTTCCGAGAAGTACATTAAAGTATAGATAAGGAAATATCTTAAACGTGCCATATTACTAAATCGTCTCCTGCAGCCCACATGAAAAAAGGTTAACTATCTTTTTGAGAAATATACAAATAAAAGTTTCCATAAGCTAAAGAGGACACTGTGTTAAAGTAAGTGGTAAACGGGTGCCCACTAAAAGTCATCCCTGAAATGTCATAGTACATAAAGTGTTGCCAGGGAGACTGGAGACTCACATATGACGGTTGCGTCTTCCTAAATAAGTTGAGTATATCTTGAGGCCAAGGCGTGACATTGATATCTGGAATCTTGACAAACATTATGCTCCTGTGGTCTAATGCATTATCTAAAAAAGTTTGTTATAGCTATTTGATATCTGGTACGTTATCTATAAACCACTAGTTTTGTCTTAGTTAGTCAAATAATACTTACACCAATTTTCTTGTTATAGGGTCGATACAAGACTTCCTCAAGGTAGTGTGCTAAGTGCTCTCAAAAGCGCTTCCGTCAATAGAGTGGCTAACCATGTTCTTAGATACATTAGAAGTGAAAATCTTTTGCAATTACTTCTTGTTATAGCCTTATATGAAACCTGGCAAGGCATTCTTTAACATAGGCCAAAATAAACTTTACAAGAGAGTCAACAAACCGCAGAACTATTAACTTGGATTACAAATAGTTCGAGGCCTTTCTGACACATTCTTAACCGAGTTTGAGGAGATATTGTTAGGTTCCGTGCAATAAACTTCACCTCCTTTAAGCATAGTTTAGAAACTACCTTTAGAGATTTTACTATTACAACATTCTCTATAAACTTGCTTGGCATAGTTGTCTTTCTTTAGTTAACTGAAACCCGTTCTAGAATTTATATCTTACAGGGGGTTATATTTGAGCATATAAGTCTTATCGAAGGAGTCTATTTTTTGGAGTATTTTAGGTAAAAATCTAGAGTTACAGTAATCTTGAAATTGTTGCGCATGTTATTCTTCAAGATATAAATGAGAAGCGAAGAACCTGTGATAGAGACCATAAAACAAGTTGTCGACTGTTCTGGTGTGAAACTCATAGTTCACTTGAGAGTTGGTCCATCCAGTCTAAACGTTAAGACTATCATAGCTAGGTTATACTAGATCAAACTTATATATCTAATTGCCGAGGTTTTTCTTATAATAGTTTTATAGTTTTCCGAGATTTTATGAATGGTAATTCTAATAAATCGAACTAAAAGGCAAATGTTTAGGTAAGTCTAGAATTTCTTAGTGAGGTTTATTGACATAATAGTTAGGGACTGAGACTGGAGTGTTATTAATAGGAACACGATTCCTTTCAATGGGTGTGGCATTTTCCTAGATGAGCACATTCTGTTGGATTTTAGACATTTGACTATATTCTGGTATACAAATTTGTTTGTTGATAGTTTACAGAGTTTAACTGACACCATTTACTAAGACGTTTTGGTTACTTAATTGAATATCTCTTTCTCTAGTGAAACCTATGAATGATAGTATAATATCACTATAAGAGACATAAGGTTTGTAAGAAAGAACGGTTGAGCCTTTGTCTGCCT